ATAGCTTAAGCGTCGGAAACATTGCTCAACAGATGTATAGCCGTCTGATTAAGCCAGGAGCTACTGCTGCACAGATTCAAGGTTCTGCTAAGAATGGATTCTTAAACTCTGCTTTAGCTGGTATGGGTGTAACAAGTCCCGACCAACAGCAAATGATTACACAAGCATTTATTGATATTGCTTCTGGCAAAAATCCAGACCTGGCTTCAGCAAAAGCTTTTGCAGGAAACAAAAACCCATTTAGTGCTGCATATCAAATTAATGCTTCACAAACTGGTCTGCAGATGGCTGGAGAAAATAACGCAATCTCCGGTATGCAAGGAGCAGCGGACACTGTAACTGCGTTTAACAATGTAATGAAAGACACTATTGTGTCTATGCAAAAGTACAAGAGTTACCTTGACACGCTTAGCGGAACAAACGCTGGTAAAGGAATTAAGTCAGGACTTTCAGGTTTGCTTGGCGGCTTAAAGAAAGTTGCTGGTGGAGTTCTTTTAGGTGCAGGTGTTTTATCTTCTGAAGCTGGTATCGGTATTCCTATGGCGGCAGCTGGTGCAGCTCTTCTTGCTGGACCTAGCGGTGGAGGAACCCCAGGATTTGGCGGTTCGTTTGGCGGTTCAGGGCCTAAAGGTGGAGGAACTCCTGGAGGACCCGTTTCAGCTGCTTATGGTGCAACAGACTCTTCTGGTATTTGGTCTTCTACTGGGGGTATCCACTTAGGAACTGACTATGACGTCTCTGTTGGCACCCCTGTTTATGCAGTAATGGACGGAGTAGTTTCCAGCAACACGCTAAGCACTGATTACGGACAAGCTGTTCAAATTGACCATTCAAATGGTTACTCAACAGTTTATGCACACCTAAGCAATAAGGAAGTAAGTCCTGGTAAACCTGTCTTTAAAGGACAAGAGATTGGTAAGTCAGGTAAATCAGGTAATACAACTGGACCAAGTCTCCATTACGAAGTCCGTAAAGGAGCTAACAATCCTGTAGACCCTGCTCAGTTAATCGGTGCTGGCTCTCCTCTTGGTGGAACTTCTGGCTCAGCTATTGCTGGAGGGTACGCTCCTGGAAACCCTTCCCTTTCTGGTGGAAAACCTAACAACACAAATACGGGAACTAAAGCTCAACAAGCTTGGGCCAAATCATTTTTAACATCTTTAGGTGCGCCCACTACTGCAAGCAACATGACAGCGATGACTACTTGGGCAGCATACGAAGGCGGTTTAAACCACAACAACCCATTGAACACAACCTACTCAACTTCGGACGCTACTGTTTGGAACTCAGTAGGAGTAAAGACCTATCCTTCTCTACAAGAAGGAACGCAAGCAACTATCTCAACTCTTACAGGCAAAGATGCAGCTGCACGAGGATACACCAGCATTGTTGACGCCTTAAAGAAGGGCACCACACCCACTTCTGACATTCTACAGTTGGTTAATAAGAGCAGTTGGGGAAGCCACATAGGTGGAGGAACCCCTGGCTATGGTGCTTATGTACCTACGGCTAACTCTTATTACGGAATAAGGAATAACAATGCAGCAACAACGCAGACTTTGCCAAGCCACAATGTCACAATTAATTTAACAATAGGACAGGCATCTGATTCAGAAGCTGTTGCTTTTGCTAAACGAGTTCAAGCAGTGCTAGAAGGTAAAGCAGCAATTACAACGATTGGAAGTAACTAATGAGCGGTTTTAATCACGTTGTAACTCCTTCCCCATCTCCACAGCCTACTTTTCCTCCTCTTCCTGCTGCTGCTAAATGGGCTAAATTAACCCCAAGCCAATGGAACAACATGAGCGCCGTTGGGCGTCGGAATGTAATTCGTGGCTATGAAAACTACAAGTTTAAATCAGGACAAACAACAATCACTAATCCTTTTCCAGGAGCAGTTCCTGATAAAAATGGTTCGTACAACATGAACTACCAGCAGTACCTTACTGCTCAAGAAAAGTACAACGGAACACACAATAACAAACCTGCAGTTCAGTCAAAGCCACCGGTAGTTCCCAGTACTAACCCTTACAAAGGTCCGTTTAAGTTTAATGCTCCTATGGTTAACAACGCTTACTTTAACCCGTTAGCTGGTTTAAAAGCAGATGGCTTATACGGGTATGTAGACAACCTCTCTTACACAGATGTTGCTCAAGCGTGGAGAGATGGAAAAGGAGCAAAAGGTGCTTTTCAAATGGACCGCTCTCTTAACACAGCAGCAAACTTAGCTACAGCACAGAAAGCTTTAGCTGCTCAAAATAGCCCAACTCAAGTTGACCCAACTATGTATGGCTTTAGATTTATGTACAACCCAACAACCATTGACATGGCTTGGGGAGCAATTATGTCTGCAAACCCTCAGTATGAGTCATTGAACTTGGATGTGGTAAACCCAATTACCGCTAACTTAATGAACAGCACAATTTCGTTTGACATTTTAGTCAACCGAATTGAAGACATGAACTACCTGCAAAACGATGGGCATTACTACATTCCTAATGACCCAACGTCTCAAGCTTTTGGTAACTTATATAACGCTGAGAATGCTCTGTATGCAGCACTAGGTGGTACGGGAAGCTTACCCGGAGAACCGAACAATCCATATCCTTCAACTGTGCCTATTGAAGACCGCAAAGCAATTTATGAAAAAGGAACTATGTACGATATTGAGTACTTGTTCAAAGCATTGCACGGATTTGATGGTCAGTCTTTGGTTCAAACTTCTCTTATGGGAACAACAAGCGACCCAGGTTGGTTGCCTGTTATACCAGTAGAACTTCACTTAGGAAATAGCATGAGATATCGTGTGCGGGTAAGTAGCTTATCTGTTCACCACTCTGTGTTTAACGTAAGAATGGTTCCTATCTTGTCTACTATCACAGTTACATGTAATCGTTACTACGATTACAAAACCGCAGACTACAACGCAAAGAAGAAATAACCATGATTTATCAAGATAGCAGATATGCAGATGGTCCTTTGCTAAAGGCATACAACGCTCGTACAGGAACTTACATCCAAAGTGTGTACCGCCAATGGCCAAGCTACCAGGTTCAAACGTATTGGTACCAAGTAGTTGATGGCGACCGCATTGAGCACATCGCTGCAATGAAACTGGGAAACCCAGAGCTGTGGTGGCAAATCATGGACGTTAACCCTGAGATAATTAACCCATTTGAAATTGCTCCTGGAACCCAAATAAGGATTCCAATTGACTAACTACACGACACAAAACCGTTACGGGGTTGTATCCAAAGTTACTTATCCTGACTTCCCTTCGTTTACAACCCAGCCTCAGTATTTCACGTTGCATCAAGCACAGGGCCAACACGATGTTGTAGAAATTGCTTACGCCATGTTTAGCCCTTTTTATTACAACATTTTAAAAACAGGCGTACTAGTAAAGATAACATGGTCTACTGCAATTGCTAACGGCGAGTTCAACGGATATGTCTACAACATAACTCCTGTTACTCAGTCTACCTCTAAGCGTAATGTAATTTTAAAAGCTGTTGGGGCAGGCTTTCCACTAAAAGAAAGCTCTAGCAAAATCTGGACCAATAAAACAGCGTCAGAAATAGTTACTGATATAGCAAAAACTAATGGACTAAAGCCTGTTGTAACTCAAAGCCCTGTGCGATTTGCACAGCAGTCTATGGTTGGTCATAGCTATTGGGAAAAAGTTCAAGAGCTTGCACATCGCATAGGTTATGTAGCACAGATGATTGGTGTGGAACTTCACTTTCATCCAATTGATACAATGATTGATATATTTTCTACTTCAATTCCCGTACTGTCATACCAGGAAACAAACATTAATGCCGGTGCAACTTTTGAATCCCAAACTCTTGACATGTTTAAACCCACACTAGGAGATGTCCAAGAGAACGCTATCAATGCAAAAAAAGAAAAGACAGTTTCAGGAATTGACCCTATAACTGGTAAAGCTTTTAAACAAACTTCGGCGCCAAGTACCGTAGGAACTAACCTACGTTCTTCAACAAACTCAGAACTTTTTTCTCAGATAATGCCAACAAGAATGGCTGAGTCACCTGCCGTAGCAAAAGCTATGGCGGATGCTTTTGCTCGTTTGTCTCGGTTTTCTCATAACGCTGTAGCTGCCGGACAAGGTGACCCTCGTATAACCCCATACCGGACAGTGGAAATAAACGGTACAGGAGATTTCACTGACGGCTTTTGGGTAGTAAAGGATGCAACTCATTTCATAACTTATGATGGGCGATACTCCATAGATTTTACTTGCATGACAGACGGAACAAAAGGAAACGTGTCAACCGCCTCTCGTCCTTCTTCGGCAGGAGTAGTTCCTACAAGAAATATAAAAGCTGAAGTGACTAAAGGAGTTTCTGTAAAACCTACCACTGCTAAAGTTAGCGTTACAAAACCGATTATCAATCAAACCAAAGCAGGGTACAAGATGGCTCAGAGAAAGTGGGTTAAATAATGGCTGAAGTAGCTTTGTCTTTGCCTTTTACCATTGACTCGTACGGCAACGTCGTAACTACCACGGACCCTTCAAAAATCTGGTCTGACAGAGTTCGGGCTGTTGTGGGAACTAACTTGCGAGAAAGATTGATGACTCCCGAGTTTGGAACATTGGTCCCATCTGCGTTTATGGAAACTTCAGATTTTGCTGGTTCACTTGTTCAAACAGAAATACAACGAGCATTTTCTCAACAGCTTCCCTTGCTGTCATTGCAGACTGTAAGTACTACCTACGACGAATACTCCGGTGTATTTACAATAACTATCATTTATGATTTACCTAACAATGAAACTACTTCAACCACTGTTACATTGATAACCATTGATGGAACGTCAACACCGATAGAGGAAAACCTATGACAGCCCTTCCCACTTCGTATGCCCCAATCTCTATTGATTACACTAGCCGTGATTACTACGCTATACGTGAACAGCTAATTGCTCGTGTTCAGGACCGTCTTCCTAACTGGACTGGTAACAATGAAGCTGACTTTGGCTTAGCTTTAGTTGAAGCCTTCTCCTACTTAGGAGACTTAATCTCGTACTACATTGACCGCAACGCAAACGAAGCTTTTCTGTCAACTGCAACTCAAAGAGACAGCATCATCAACCTTGCTGAAACCTATGGCTATACCCCAGCAGGGTACCGTTCAGCAACCGTACCTGTTCAGTTTGTTAACACCGAAACAGCATCTACGGTAAGCGTAGCTAGCGCTTCAGGAAACGGCACGACAATAACGTACGTTGCAACAAACGATTTCTCTGTAGGTGCACTTGTAACAGTGACTGGCTTTACTACAACAGCACTCAATGTCAGTGGGGCAACTATCACTGCTGCAAGTCCAACTTCTTTTGCTGTTGCAAATTCATTCTCGGGAGCTTCTGGCGGTTCGGAGTCGGGAAGTGCGACTATGTCTCCTGTTGCAATTACTTTGTTAGCAGGAACAGTTGTTTCTGGAGAAGTGACTGTCGGAGACACTGTGCAGACAGTTTATTTTACAATCCTTACAGACGCAGTTGCTGACCCAGCAGTAGCAAACGGCTTAGTAGAAGTTACTGCTGTCCATGGTCAATCAGTAACTTTGGTTTCTTCAAACGCTAACACTTACGGAGAACTTATTGGTTATGGAGATGCAAACAGTCTTCCAAACCAGACATACCAGTTAAACGAATCGCCTTCTGCCGATAACACAGTGAACACTCCAGTGACTGTTTATGTTCAAGATGGAGATAGTTATTCTACGTGGACGCAAGTACAGCACTTAGTTGATTACGGTCCCACTGACCAGGTGTTTAGCCTGTTCTCAGATGCAAACAACAACGTATTTGTTCAGTTTGGAAACGGAATTTCAGGATTAATTCCAGTTCCTTTTTCAGAAATCCGAGTGGTGTACACCGTTGGTGGAGGAACTATTGGAAACATTTTGCCTCAAACACTGAACACCATTGAATACTCTCCTGGGTACACAACAAACCAATTGTCGTACGTTAAAAATGTCATCACTATTCAGCAGCCAGATTTAGGAACAGGCGGAACTGACCCAGAGTCCGTTGCATTAATTAAAGCTATTGCTCCTGTCTATTTGCGTGCAAATACTCGTGCAGTAACTTTGGCAGACTTTAACAGTTTGGCTTTGGGAGTAACGGGTGTAGGAAAAGCAAATGCAGTTGCAAGCACGTGGACGTCTGTTACTTTGTACATCGCTCCTTCTCGTGACATTAACACCACTGATTTACAGCCGGGGTTAAATGCAGACGGAAGTCCAGCTAATGAATACACAACACTTTCTGCAACTGTTCAATCTGCTCTTACGCCAAATCTTCTTATTGGAAGTTCGTTGACGATACAGCCGCCTACTTACATAGATGTTATTTTGGCTCTTCAATACACGGCTAACCCTCAGTACACACACTCTCAGGTTGAAGCAGCAATTAAGTCTATGTTGGTATCTACTTACGGATACTTCAACAACAACTTTGCTGACACAATTCACAAAGAGGATATTGAAGGCGCATGTAACGCTCTACCTCAAGTGCGTGTAGCCACAGTCACTGTGCTACATGCTGCGGGTGGTTCAGGTCTCGTAACGCCACTGGTAGGAACAGCTGGACAAATCTTTAGATTCCAAGAAGGAAACATTAGCTTAGGTTCATCGTGATGGATGCAATCAAAACTCTAAGCGGTGTTTACAGAGCGATTGTTAAAGACAACAAAGACCCTCTAAAACAAGAGCGAGTTAAGGTAGAAGTTCAAACTATACCCGGACAGATTACTGACTGGGTATGGCCTATGAGTCCTTCAGGAGTCCACACTGTTGCTCCTGCAATTGGGCAGGGAGTGTGGGTTCAGTTCCTTGCAGCAGACCCAGAGTATCCTGTTTATTTTGGAGAGTTTGGAAAACACCAAGACAAGAGCAAAAAGGTTTTGATACAGCCTTTACAAAACTCTGTGTCTTTGACCGGACTTAGCCCTTACTTAGTAACGGTGGCACAGCCAGATGGAACGCAAGAAGTGGATTTAATGGCAACTCTTTTGGCTATGGCAAAGAAACTGCAGAACCATGAAACCCGTATCCACACCTTGGAAACCACGCCAGACGTAGACCACTAACAGTTAAGGCAGAAAATCTTCCTTAAACCAGAGAAAATAGAGGGGCAGTCTTGAGAGGATACAGATGACAACAGCAGCTACATATCCAGCAACGGTCAGAAACTTTGGTTCTGACGTCGTTGACTTTACGGATACCATCATTGCTATCCACGTTAATTACCTGCGTGCCGAAGTTAGCGCTATTGAAAGTACTCTTGGAACTCTCCCTCTTACTAGCTCTGGTTGGGTCGGCACCTTTGACCAAACAACAACCACGTGGAACACCGTACGTGACCGTATTGCCAACATTGAATACGGACTTCACATTGCTTACGCAGCTAAGGTTCCAACTGGAGGAACTTCTGGTCAGGTTCTTGTCAAAAACTCTAGCTCTGACTACGACTTTTCTTGGACTACCGGAAACTTTTTGCCTTCTCAAACAGGCAACGGCGGTTACTACTTAACAACAAATGGTACAACTGCATCATGGGCAGCTATCAGTGCTTTGCCTTCCCAGACAGGAAACAGCGGAAAGTTCTTAACTACAAACGGCACCGCATCATCATGGGCAACTGCAGTAACCACTGTCACTGCTGGCACAGGGTTGACTGGCGGAGGAAATAGCAGCACGGTTACTGTCAACCTAGACACTACATCCGCTTATGTTGTTCCTTCTCAGAGTGGCAACTCTGGTAAATTCCTTACAACCAATGGCAGCACTGCTTCTTGGGCAACTACTACGGGAGAAACGTTTAACCCACTTCTACTTATCGGAGCATAATAAATGTCAAAGTATAGTGACGTCGTCTATGGCGGCTCTACCTACGGTGCTACCCCGAAGATAGCTTATTCTGCGGAACCAATGACGATTGATGTCATTAAGTTTCAAGAAGCGTATATTACTTGGCAATCACCTACCGGAAACTTTTCACGGTTTCGTCTAGTCCGTAACCAAAACGGATATCCTGAGACACAAGAAGACGGCATTGTTGTTTACGAGTTTACTTCGCCTACAGGTACTTCTCTTAGTGGTTTAGTCCCTATCAGCACATTTAAAGACGGAGAAGATAACCCTGGAGCAATTCCTATTACTCCTGGTCGTCCAATCTTTTATACGATTTGGTTGTACTCATTAGACTCACAGCTGTGGGTCAATGCTGGAAGTGTTACAGACATTATTCCGTCAAATAGCAATGTGACTTCAAAACTTGTGGACTTACTTCCACGTGTATTTACTAGCCAAGAACTAAGTCCATTAGGAACAGTTGACCCAACATCTGCTCTGTATAAGTTTTTAGATGGAATGGGATTTACTTACGAACAATGGCTAACCCAACTCACCTTGCTTCGCCCATCTCACAACTTTGAAACTTCCTTGACATCAACTATCCCTGCTCAATTCCCTAGCTTGGGATTAGTGTCCGAGTACAATATACCAACAGTAAACCAACGCCGTCTTATTCGTGACGCCATTTACCTTTACAGCAACAAAGGAACACAGTTAGGAATTGAAGGCTACACAAAATCATTGACAGGTTTTGCTACAGTAACAACGGTATCCCCAAACCTGTTGTTGTCTGTACAAGATTCTACTTTCTACCAGGGAACCGGTAATTGGGTAGCAACAAACGCAACTATCTCTGCAGTTACTTCTATGCTTCCTGCTTCTGTTGCTAACGCTATTGACACAACTTACACATGCCAAATCGTAGCTTCAGCCGCTGGCTCTATGTCTTTAGGAAATGACGATTCTTTGCGTAAAGGCATTCCTATTACTTCTGGAAATAATTACACGTATTCTTTTCAGGTTAAACTTCCTACCGGCTCAGGAACCGTAACACCAACAATTACGTTCTATGACGCAGATGATTACGCTACATACAGCATCTCTGGAACCCCTGTTTCTGCAAACAATACGTGGAAGCTTGTTACCCAGACAGTAGCTGCAGACGAAGACGCAATTGGAACAGCAAGTTACGTTGGTTTGAGTTTTGCGTGGTCTGCGGCTGGTACCTACTACGTAGACATGGTCTGTTTACAACAGGGTTCATCTGTGTCTTATGACGAAGCACGGGCTTTTACTTTGCAGTTACAACCCTTTAGGTCTAACTACATAAACAACCCATCCTTTGAAGTTGACGCAACCGGATGGTCATACACTGGGTTGACCTTTAGTCAAGACTCAGTAAACATTCCGTTAGACGGATTCCCAAGCCTTCACAGTGGAAAGTTCACTACCACAGGCTCTGGAACATGGGTTCTGTCCAACAACTCACACATCCCTGTTGACCCAGGTACTTACTTTAACGTCTCTATGTACGCATACTCAACAACTATTTCCTCAATGGATATGTTTATTGACGTATACGACGAAGACAACAACTTAGTTACAACCTTCAGTGACACTCACATGATGGGAGGAACTTGGATGAGGCACTGGGTTGGTGGAGTTATTGACTCTCACTCCGATGTTTCTTACGCTCTAGTTCGTTTCTCTGGCACTGGCTCTGGTTCGTTTAACATTGACATGGTTATGGCTGAAGACACGTACACAACTCCAGGCATGATGATGTCAGGAACCGTTATTCAACCCACAGATTACTTTGATGGTTCTATGCCATCGGGAAGTGGCGTTGTTTGGGATGGTGCCGCCAACAACTCCATCAGCTTGTCGTACCCAAACAAAACTACTAAGCTTCGTCGCCTAGCCCAGACTCTTCCTGACTGGGTTCCTATGAATACCTTCTGGCGCATCACCACACCAGCTGGATTGGAGTATACAAACCTGACCGTGGTGTAGGCTCTGCCCCATGGCTAACCTACTCATATCAGTTGTACTCTCCGGCCTAGGTGTTACCTTCGCTATTGAGTTCTTATTCCTTGGCGTTCAACTTTTTATTAGCAAAGATTTTTTCTACAACATACTTTCTTTGCCACTAAGTTTTGGCGCCCTCACATGCTTCTACAGTATAAATCTGCATTTTGTTGTTGCTGTTCCGGCAGTAGCTTTTATCGTTCTCTTTATCAACAAGTACATTAACAAACCTACCTTAGTAACACGTCAACTAAACCGCCTCTAGGAGCACAGTGAAAATCGCTATCTTTTCAACGGAGAACCTTGATATCTCAAAGGGCATTGACCAGCTCATCACAAAGTATTCTGAACAATCCCCCGAGATACTTTTTCCAGTAAAGGTCGGACAAGATGATTTCTCTCAGTCTGTTATTCGCAAATGCTTAGAGAACAGAGTCAAGGTAACCATATACTTTAAAGACGCTACCAATCTAGACCACCTGCTCAAGCAAGCAGACGACATCACCATTTGCGATGAGCCAGTCAATGAAGTCTTGCATCAGCTATCGCCCGGTGATGCTGTCGGCATTGTCTGGACAGATAGCCTAGAGGACCACTTGGTCTTGCATACCTTGGAAGACCTAGCGCTAGATGTCTGGGATGTCACTGACGGCATTGACCAGATTGAGATTGATGATGCCTTTGAGAGCATGGACCCCGATGACCTGCATGATGCCATGCACAAGACCTTTGGCATTCTGATGGACATGATGGCTGCCTATGTAGCCACCACGGTCATGGACTCACTAGGTCAGGCGGTCATGGAGCACCTAGAGAACCAGCTTCGCAAGAACATCCACCCGTTTGACGAGGAGTAGTCTAAGCCTCATGCTGCCACCTGAAGCCTTTACAGCCGACATCAGCGATTTTCAGTTCCGACTGCTGGCTATTTTGTGCCGTTTAGCGGGCCCTGGAGGGCTCTTACAGACCTCCGTAGCCGAATTGTGTGCAGAGACTGGCAAGTCCAGTGACAAGACCGTCCGTAGCGCCCTACAGGGCTTGGAGAAAGCTGGGCTGATTGTTACCGAGGCCACCAAGCGGGCGAACGGTTACCAAGGAAAGAAAATCATCTTGGTAAAAAATTACCAGGCTGGGGATAAGTCGTTGGTAAAAAATTACCGCACCTCACATGACTATGTGGCTAATAGCTCCATTAACCATCCTAGCTATAAGCCATTAGTACCTAATAGCCAAGCTAGTTATAAATTAAAAGAATCTGAATCCACAAGGATTCCTAAGAAAGAAATCCCTATACCTATGAGAAAATACGAAGATGATGGAGACAGTCTGGCAGGCTTTGGCCTCATTGAGCCCAAGGATGCACCACAGCCCAAGGTCAGAAAGTCAGACCCCAAGACTCGTGGCAAGCGACCTGAGCACGAATGGACAGCGATGGATGTCGCTGCAGAGTTTAGTTATCAAGTTGGCCGCAAATACCCGTTACTTCCAGGAACTGTCAACGTCAAACAACTATCGGGAGCGCTCCGCAAGTTCCGAAGCCAATACGGAACCACCCCGCTCATAGAGCTAGAGTTGCTTCGCTTGTTCATGCAGGACGAGCGGAACTTCAAGGACATTGGGGATGAGGCGCCGTTCTTGTACAAGCGCTACCTTTCGTCCTTCGGCACGAAGATGAACCAAGCCCGAGAGAATCTAGGCTTGAATAAGATAACTGCTAAGATAGAGACAACCCCAGCGTCTGGTACGCTGACGGCAAGTGATGGTCGTGTTTTCCAGAATACTTTGACTGGTCGTGCACAACTTGAACGACACGAGAAGAAATTACAAAAGGAAAACTCATGAGAGAAGTAATCGGTTACGTACTCGTTATTGTGATAACAGCTGTTGCATCACGAGCAATTATGGGAGGATACAAAGCATGGCTAAAAAAATAACAAAGAAGTTCACAGCAACTCTTGTTCTGAACACAGAGCAGGGTGGCGCATGGTTGGCTAACGTCAGCCTTCTTACCCCGTTGCAGGGCGCAAACAATTTGAATTCCATTCCAGACGCAGAAGCAGTGAGCTTTGAGTCAGCATGGAAGAACGCATCTGCAGGTAAGCGTTGGATTAAGGCTAAGGTTCTTGAACTAACACCACGCAAGAGCGTCAAGATGGAAGCAACAAAGGTTGATAAGACCACCGATAAGCCAATCGCATTTGGCGGAGTATTGGAGTTTAAGGCATGAACCCAGCAGCAACTTATGTACAAGAAGACCTTCCTAACTTGATGAAGGATGCAGACTTCTTGGAGTACTTGGAAGAGAATCAAATCTCTGAAGAGGAAGTTCAGATTGCCTTTGCCGCATGGCTAAAGGAAAATGCTGAAAGCATTTAATGACCGAGGATGAACTAGAGCAAGCCCTAATGCGGTTATACGAATTGGGGCTTGTTTCTATTGAATACGATGAGAACTTGGAGGCGAGGTTCCGAGTTACAGACCCAGAGCGGTTACAGAATTTGATTGAAGTATTGGAAGAGGGCCAACGAGATGTATGACATCAACACATTAAGTCCATTAAAAAAACACTGGTTATTACGCACATCCAATATCCCACGCCGATTCATTGGGCTAGAGCCATCGGATATTGCTGAGAAAGTAGGCTCATTCCCTGGCGAAGTTTCTTCGTGGGTAGAACAAGTGCTAGAAGGCAATGTCATCAAGAGCATTGGAAACATCGGCGTTAATGGCGTAGGACTTGTCTTTGATGGCGGTCCAGGTTTAGGTAAGACCACGCACGCTGTTGTGGCAGCCATGGAAGTTGTTCGCCGTATGCCCGATGATGAATCGCTGGCGGCAAACCTCATGGGTCTTAATCAAAAAGAATTTGGGTTGAAGTTTCGGCCCGTGTACTACATGACCTATCCAGAGTTCTTAGCGCAAAAGAAATCTACCTTTGACATGGATGGCGAAGACAAGCGAGAGCTGAGCTACGAGCTAGATGGTTTCCATGGTCGTTGCCGCTTTGACTGGCTTAATGTCCGTGTCTTGATTATTGACGACTTGGGCAAAGAGTATGGCTCCAAGTATGACGACACCTCTTTTGATGAGATTCTCAGGCTTCGCTACGACAAAGGCCTACCTACGATTGTGACAACCAATGTTCGGTTAGAGAACTGGGAAGCACAGTACAGCGAAGCTATGGCGAGCTTTGCCAACGAAGCCTTCATCCGAGTCCCTATACTTGGTTCAGACCTACGAGGCGCACAGTGAAAGGCTTTCAAATGGACACGGAGTGGATGACCGTCCAACAGTTCATTTCTGCCCAAGGCGTTGGCATTTTTGAG